CGATGCTTAACTTGCGGTGTCTTTTCTGCTTTTGCCAAAAAAAAAAAAAAAAGTACACCTTTTGTACCCCGAATCATGAACAGTAGGATAGGTGTAAATGTTAAGGGATGTGTATGGCGATTTTCAAATTATCACACCCCGAATTATATTTGCGCAAAATTAGAATTGTATGGCAAATTTAGAAAATCGCAAGAAGCAGAATCCCAAGCTCCAGCAGTCGGAATTGAGCGACGGTCGTGCCAGCCTGTACCTTGAATATTATCTCGGCAGGACTGAATCGCCCGTACTTGACGATGACGGTAATCAGGTGTTCTACACCGAGGGAGCGATGGCGGGAAAACCGAAATACAAAATCAAGCACTCCCGCAAGAAAGAAAATCTCAACCTCTACATCTGGCTGCATCCCCGCAACCAACAGGAGCGGATGCAGAACAAGAACACTCTCGCTTTGGCAGAGAAGATACGCTTTGAGCGTGAGCAGTCGTTCTTGGAGGACAGGGAGGGTTATCGTCTCCGCAAGGATATGGATGAGGACTTTCTTGAGTTCTGCAAGGAGTTCATCAAATCCCCGTCGCTAACAAAATACACCCGCATAACGCTCAAACACGGACTGCAAAAGTTCATGGACTTTCTCGCCGGAACACCGAGGTATTCCCTCTATAAGAAAAATCTGAAGATGACGCAGCTCACCGTTGACATGGTGGCGGCTTATGTGGAATATCTGAAAGAGAACGGGACGGGCGACGGTCCGAAAATCTATTTCCGAATGTTCAAGCGCATGGTTACGGCTGCCGTTGACAAAGACCTCATCAAGAAAAATCCTTGTCGTGGGTTCGTGCTGAAAAACGACAACATGACACTGCAAAAAGAGATTCTTCTGCCGGAGGAGATACAGCAGCTTGTGGCGACGCATTTCGATGGCGAGAAGGGAGAGATTCACCGTGCCTTCATCTTCGGTCTATATACCGGGGTGCGTTGGTGCGACACAAACCAGCTCACATATCGCAATGTGGATTACTCCACAAAGACACTACGTTTCCAGCAGCAGAAAACAAAAGACCACAGCAGCCGCAGCTGGGTAATCGTTCCGTTGAACGACACACTTATCCGTCTGATTGGTGAGCCGAGTGATGACAACTTTGATGAGCGTGTGTTCAAGCTGCCGCATTACAACATCTGCAACCTATACCTTCGGAAATGGGTGAAGGAGGCCGGTATCAAGAAGAAAATCACATGGCACTGCGCCCGGCACAGTTTCGCTGTGAATGTCCTTACCAAAGGAGCGAACATAAAAACGGTGTCAAGCCTCCTCGGACATACCTCCATAAAGATGACGGAGCGATACCTCCATGTCGTTGACAGCCTCAAACAGGATGCAATCGACTCTCTCGGAGAAATCAATTATGCACCGATGTAATGTAAATCACTATCCTACCCGAAGTCGATAAGTCCGCTGTGGTTTATCGGCTTTTTCTTTTCGCCGCCAATCTCCATGAAAACAAAACGGAAAAAATGGAGCATGAAAATCGGCAATGGGGATTACGACTTTGGAGTAAGACCAACCTAATATTCGGCGAGGGTTTTCAGCAGCTAAATCAATTTCGCGCTGCTGAAAACATACCTCGCCGAATCCCGACGGATTCCGTTCCGACTGATAAAATTTGACGGCTTGACGGCACCGAATTATTGTGGATTCCATGCAGAAAGGATAACTATAATCGTGATAGAATAGCCATTTACATACTGCACCACATCAATATAGGCAAAATCCCACTCTTTGCGGTGAGGAAGAACTGGATTTGGCGAAAGATAGTTGAGGAATTGGGAGAGAGTGTACGATGCTCTCCGTAGGCGATGTTTGACTAACGCACATCGCCTCAATCAGTTGTCTATTGACATCTTGATTGCAAGGAGACTGTTGGCACATCATGATGTATTGACGTATGAACGTACTGACGTATTGATGTAATGATGAACGAATGTCATGACGTAATGACGTATTGATATATGAATGCACTAACGTATGGAACACCTGAATGTTTGAACTAATGATTGAATGATTAGGTGAATGAGTGATTGAATGACTAATCATCTAAATGATTTGATGACTGAATGATTGATCATTCAGTTGATTGACGGATTGGCGACCTATTCAGCGGAGAAAGATATTGTCTGTAAAAAAATTCGCCGCATTACACATTTATGTGAAATATTAGTCGTATCTTTGCGTTGTAATAATAAAAGCACCCCTACGAATATGAGCGAAGTTGAACTGGTGCTCGTCAACGACACCGACAAATGTACCATATACACAATTCAGTTTGCCGCTGAATCTGAAACCGAGTATGAGCGGTTTTACTCAAAATTCATCGCCGATGCGAAGCTTAATCAAGACCTGCTGCGTATCGTGCAACTCGTTGATAAGATTGCCGACGAGGGAGCTTTGGAACGTTTCTTCCGCCCGGAGGGTAAGATGCGCGATTCGGTCGTCGCACTCCCGATACTTCGCTCAAAACTCCGACTTTATTGTCTCCGGCTTTCCGACCAAATCCTTATCCTCGGCAACGGAGGAGTGAAAAACTCTCGCACTTACGAAGAAGACGATTCCTTGCGCGGTTATGTCCTCACTCTCCAAAAATTCGAGGAACTTCTCAAAGAGGGGCAACGTGACGGAACGGTGACAATAACCGCAAAAACCATAGACACCGACAAAACTTTTGAGCTATGAAGGATATTAGAAACCGATATCGCGAAATGGTGGCACAAGTGCCGCAGCCGATAAAAGATGAAATCGACCTATCCTTTGCCATTTCCAACAGGATAGATACTCTGATGAAAGAACGCGGACTCTCAAAGAAACAATTTGCCGATGCCCTTGGCAAACGCCCCGGTGAAGTTACCCGCTGGCTCAGCGGACAGCACAACTTCACAATCTCGACCCTTGCGATGCTCTCCTCCTTTTTCGGCAAATCTATAATCTCCGTGTAATTATGGCAAATGAATCGCTGTCAGCGGCCAAAGCCGCCAAAAACGATGAGTTCTACACCCAATACTATGACATCGAGCGCGAGATAAGTGCTTACCTTGAGTACAACCCCGATGTATTCAGAGGCAAGAAGATTTTACTTCCTTGTGATGATCCCGAATGGAGCAACTTCACGCTCTATTTCGCGCAACATTTTCAGACTCTCGGACTGAAAAAGCTCATTTCTACATCTTATGCGCCCGAAAGCAAGAAATACAAGACACCTTACCAACCCTCGCTGTTTGAACAGGACGCTCCGCAGTTCGACCCGGCAAAGACTTCCATACGCGGTAAAATCTTTGTCCTCGACCACGACATTGACGGTGACGGACGCATAGACTTCCACGACCTTGAATGGCGATACCTTAATGGTGACGGAGACTTCCGCAGCCCGGAAGTCACAGCCCTGCGCGATGAAGCCGATATCATAGTCACCAATCCGCCGTTCTCCCTCTTCCGTGAGTTCCTCGCATGGATAGTTAAAGCCGATAAGCAATTTGTGATTATCGGAAATATGAATGCGTTGACATATAGAGAAGTATTCCCCCTTATCAAAGACAATAAAATTTGGTTGGGCAATGGATTTCATAATGGTAACGCATATTTTCGTCCTATCGGCGAAAGGGAGTACGCGAGTGGCGTAAAGGATGAAACCACCGGGTTAGTAAAATTCAGAAACTGCTGTTGGTTTACTAATATTGACCACGGTCGCCGCCATCAGCCGTTGTCCTTGATGACAATGGAGGAAAATATCATGTATTCCAAGCACAAAGAGATACGCGGCAAAGGTTATGCACATTACGATAACTACGATGCTATCGAAGTGCCGTACACGGATGCAATTCCATCTGACTATGACGGCGCAATGGGCGTACCCATCACTTTCCTTGATAAATATTGCCCGGAGCAATTTTCAATCTTAGGGATAACTGATAGAGGGAATGAGTGGGGCCTCAAAACCAAAGAATATAGCATTGAAGATACTCCCAAATATGCAGATTTGAACCGACGAGGTGCAGTTGTTATTGATGGGACATTATCTTCAACCTATGCAAGATTACTCATTATCCGGGTCTCATAAGCGTTTAATTATCACTCTTGCATAGACTTGGGTATAGTAAGAGCCACCGACAATATAATATGTCTCATCTACAGGAATTTCAGTATGTTGCAGCACAGCTCCGTCATTAAGTTTGGTAACGCGACTTTCTTTGCCGGAAGTATTTACTTGAATTTGTTCGGGATAAACTTTGTTTGCCCCTCCAAACCAAGTTTTTGTTATCCCTAAGATTGAACAGTCTTACTCATTTGAATTTACGTTTGATAAGGACTCGTGCATATGGCTTTTGTGGTATACCATTCTCCAAATAGTAAAGCTGCCCATCTCTTAGGCTTGGATTTAGTTCTTTTAATTCACGGGGATAAGGCTTTAATCCGAGTTCTTTACCAGAATCACCCTGAGTTTGACCTAAGATTGAAACTAAACAACAATAGAACCTTATGAAAACAAAACTACATACAGAGTGGACAGTCGCCGACATCTGCGACGGCTTTGTCTACAACGAATACGAGGCCAAAGGCCTTTTCGGAATGGGAGGAAAACTCACCATTCAGCCGGAGTATCAGCGTAACTATATTTATGCTGACGGCAAACGCGATGTAGCAGTGATTGATTCCGTACTCAAGGGCTACCCGCTCGGAGTTATTTACTTTGTAAAGACTGCCGACGGACGTTTTGAGGTACTTGACGGACAACAGCGCATCACTTCGCTTGGACGCTTCTACAACGGAGCCGGAAAACTTAGTTGGAAAGACAGTCAAGGACTACCCCAAAGCCTTGAAAGCCTACCGAAAGAATTACGCGAAAAATTTCTGAACACTCAATTGCTTATTTATGAGTGCGAAGGTACGGAGCAGGAAATAAAGGAATGGTTCAAGACAATCAACATAGCCGGAGTACCGCTCAACAATCAGGAATTGCTCAATGCTGTGTATTCCGGCCCGTTTGTCACCGCTGCAAAGGAGGTGTTCAGCAATTCGCAGACATCTCAAATTCAGAAATGGAGTGCCTATATTAACGGCGCAGTCAACCGACAGGACTTTCTTGAAACCGCTCTCGAATGGGTGAGCCGGGGCAAAACCGAGGAATATATGCGCGACCACCGTTTTAGCTCGGACATCACGGAACTTGTCAATTACTTCAACTCCGTAATTGCCTGGGTACGTGCCGTGTTCCCTCTTGTTGAAAACGAGATGCGCGGCTTGCCGTGGGGTGAGCTTTATGAGCGATACCACGCCACACCTTACAATCCGACACAAATGGCTCAAAGAGTCAAGGAATTGTATGCTGACCCATACGTTAAGAACCGTCGCGGTGTGTTTGAGTACCTGCTTGGGGGTGAAACAGAGAGGAAACATCTTGACATCCGCATATTTGATGAGGCAACCAAGCGTGCCGTTTATGCCCGGCAGACCGAGGAGGCAAAGAAAAAAGGAATTTCAAACTGCCCCGACTGCGCCATCGGCCATCAAGCTACCGCGCAGAAAATATGGAAGCAAAGTGAGATGGACGCAGACCACGTTACGGCGTGGAGCCGCGGAGGGGCAACCTCGATTGAAAACTGCCAGATGCTCTGCAAGCACCACAACCGAGCCAAAGGCAACCGATAATCCGATTTTGCAGCGGTATATTTTGTGGAACTTTAATTTTCACTTAATATGCCATACACTCTTACTTTCGGCGAAATCGCCGATCGCTGGAAAGATGCTAAGCGCAATGTGGTGAAACACTCCACGTTCTGCGCCTACGCCCTCGTTCTCAAAACCCACCTTCTCCCGAAGTTTGCCGACTATACCGACATCACGGAGGAAGCTGTTCAACAGTTCGTGTTCGACAAAATCGCCGCAGGGCTGTCGCACAAGAGCATTCACGACATCGTGGCGGTGCTGAAAGCCGTCGCCAAGTTCGGAGCGAAACACGGTCTTTGTCAATCACACGATTTGGAGATTGTCTACCCTCCGTCCGTGACTGTCCGTCAACTCCCGGTGCTGTCGCTACTACATCACCGAAAGCTGATGCAATCGCTCACCGCTGCACCAACACCGCAGAACATAGGAATAATGCTTGCCTTATGCTGCGGCTTGCGTATCGGCGAAGTTTGTGCCATGCGCTGGGAGCAGGTGGATATGGTGCGACGTATAATCTCGGTTCGCGGCACGGTAGGCAGAATCTATAACTGCGAGAAAGGGGTTACCGAACATTACGCCTCATCACCCAAAACTCGCAATTCGGTAAGGGAAATCCCAATTTCCGCTCCACTGCTTGACGCGCTCCGCAAAGTGCGCCGACAACAAGAGGCAAATATATACGTTGTCGGTTCAGGCTCTACCCCGAAAGAGCCACGCACCTACCGCGAGACATTCTCCCGAATGCTGCGCCGATTGAAGATTCCGCCCATCGTGTTCCACGGCCTGCGCCATACTTTTGCCACCCGATGTATCGAGAGCGGCTGCGACTATAAGACGGTAAGCGTCATACTCGGTCACTCCAATGTGGCGACGACCCTCAATCTTTATGTCCATCCCAACCTCGACCAAAAGAAACGCTGCTTAGACCGGCTAAACAAATTCCTTCGGCTTGAAACCACTCCAGACAGGGATTTTCAAGAGTGAACGGCACAGGAAAAAAACAGGCAAACGGGCGTAGTTAAAAATCCCTAACGCCTTATAAATATCTCAAATTCATTTGTATCTGTTTTCCACCACCTTCCCCAAAAGTACACTATTCGTACACCGCAATATCTATATGAGATTGATTGTCAGAATAGTTGCAAGCCGTAAGATAAATTTACCAGATTTCCTGCTGTCAAGAAAGAGCGTCAGTAAATACGCTTTTCAATAT